TGGTCAGGACGCGCACCTGCGACAGCGGCACCGCGCCTTCAAAGCCGGGCATGATGATCTTGATTTCTTCGGGCGCCTTTTTGACCTCCACGCCGGGCAGGTCGGCAGGGATGGTCCGGGCGTCGATCTCGGCGCGGATGTAATCGGTGATGACCTCGGGCACGGTCTTGTTCTTGGCGGCAGCGATCTGGCGCAGTTGTTCGCCGCGTTCGTCAGGCAGTTTCAGCATGTAGGGCATGGCAACCTCTTGGGATGGGACATGCCAGAACATACCGGAAACGGGTTGTCAGGTAAACCCGTAAATGGAAGAATATTGGACGTTACATAGATATGGAACCGCAGGTGCATATGGAAGAAATTTGGCCGTTACTCGAATCATAACCGGGGAAGGTAAACCAGTCTGGAACCGGGGAAAGGATGGAAGAATTTTGGCCGTATTATATATCATTCTAAGTAACTTACTTATAAATAATCATAGTAACGGCCATTTTTCTTCCATACCCTTCCCCGGTTCATACGAAGCCGGAAAGTTCTGATTACATACCCTTCCCCGGTTCAAACTATAGGCCTGCCCGGTTCACCCGAACCCGCGCACCCGAACCAGCACACCCGGCCCCCGAACCCGCCGTGCCGCGCCAGAGTCCATGAGGCGGCCCGCACAGACTCATCTACCCCCGCCGGGCACCCGATGCACCCGGCGCCCGACAAGGCCGCCCAGCGGGCTTCCTGTGGAGTCTCAGACCCTGCCCCGGTTCAGCAGGGCACCGGGGCGCATCTGCCGTTGCAGTTCCTGTTGCACCACCGCGCGCAGGGTGACATCCATTTCGCTGGCGATCTGTTTCGCAAGGTCGGCGTTCTGCATCGCATCGCCGCCGCTGGCATTCACCGTCACCGGGGCGTTGATCGTCACCACCGGGGCGGGCACCTTCACAGAGTCCACAGAACGCGCGCTGGTGGCCCGTGCCACCTTGCCAGCCTCACCCACAAGCCCGCCGCTGGCATAGCCCCTACGGGCGCTCTGGTGGAGTCTGGCGAGGTTGTCAGCACCAAAGCGCTGCACCGTCTCTTTCGAAAAGACGAACTCGCCCTTGTGAACCACCCCCGCCGGTTCGAACTTGTCGCCATGGCCGGTATAGCCCCCGGCGCTGAACATCGGAACGCCCATCAACAGCCCGCCCAAGGTGGCGAGGAAAGAACCGCCGCCCCCGGCAGCGGCCCCGCCCATCATGCCCATCACCATGCTTTGCATCTGCGCGCTGGCGATCTGCATCAACAGCGAAGACAGCGCTTCCTCGGCTGACATGGAACCCGACAGGATGCCGGTGAACAGATCGCCCATCGCCTCGGCCCCGCGCTTTGACGCATCTTCGGCCTGTTTCATCTGGACGGCGGCGGCCTCGGCCTGCGCACCGGCAGCGGCATAGGACCGGGCCAGCCGGTCTATCTCGGCAGTCAGTTCCGGGGTGATCGCCTTGCCGTCCCGCTGCGCCGCCGCCAGAAGTTCGGCGCGCTTGCGGGCCACCTCGATAGCCTCGGCATAGGTTTCCCCGGCTTTGGCTGCGGCGATCAGCGCCACCGCCTCGGCATCCAGTGCGGCCTTTTCGCGGGTCAGGGCTTCCACCGCCTGCGCGTAGTCATCCTGTGTGCGGCCACCACCTGCACCACCGCCACCCGCCGGTTCAGGGTCAGGCATCCCAAGTTCAAACGGGCGCTGTTGCGGGCGGGGCGAAGACGCAGGCGCGAACTCACCGGGCGGCAACAGGTCATAGGGGTTCGCAGGCACCGTAAGCGGGGTGCCCTTGTCCATCGGCAGCGCACCACCCGGCAGCGCCTCGCGCACCTCGCGGGCCTTGGCGCGCAGGCTTTCCAGCGAAGACCACAGCCCGCCCAGCCGTTCGATCACCCGGCCAAAGCGCGCATCGTCAATATCGCCCAGGGCGGCGAAGGCATCCTGCGCCTTCTGGATCAGCGTTGCCATCTGCGCTTCAAAATCGCCCGCGCTGATCTCGCCCGCGTCCAGTTGCGTGTTCAGCCGCTGCATCCCCTGCGCAGCCTCAAACAGCGCCTGCGCTGGCCCTTCCTCGCCCATCCGGCGCAGATCGCCCGAGAAGCGTTGCAGGATCGGCGCCAGCGCCCCGGCCTCGGAACCGAAGCGTTCATAGAGCGTCAACAGCCCCTGAATCTCTTGCGCATGATCGGCGACGGCCTGCCCGTTGCCGTCCAGCGCCTGCGTCACCCCATCGCCCAGAAGCTGCGGCGCCTGATCGCGGTTGCGGAACAGATCGCCCGCCGCCAGCTTGTCGCTTTCGGTCTGAAGGTTCAGAATCTGCGCAAGGAAGTCCGCCGCGCCCAAGGCGGCACTCTGCCAGCCCCGATGAATGTTGGCGGTCAGCGCGGTATAGCGCCGGTCCAGCTCATCGGCCTTGGCGATCTGATCGGCGGTCAAGACGCTGGCGCGGTCCATCATGGCCCGGATACCGGCCTCGCCCCTGCCCAGCAGTTCGACAAAGCGTTCGCCGCCGGTGCCGCCGAACACCTCATCGGCCACCCTGATCTGTGCAGGCCGGTCCAGCCCTTCCATCCGCTTGACGATTTCCAGCATCAGTTCGGACGGGTCTTTCAGCCGGGCGGCAAGATCGGTCGCGTTGAAGCCCAGTCGTTCGAACGCCTCTGCCGCCGGGCCTTGGCCGGTGATGATGAACTCATCGGCGCGCAGCGACAGTTCCTTGAACCCGTCCACCAGCGCGTCAACCCCGATGCGGTTCTGTTCCGCCACATACTGCCAGCGCTGGAAGGCCTCCGCCTGCACCCCGGCCCGCGCGGCTGCGTTGCCGATCTCGGCAATCCCGCGCACCGTCTGCCTGATCTGCCCGGCGGCGATGCCAAGGCCCGCCCCCAGACCGGCACCGGCCAGACCGGCCAGACCCACCCCCAGCCCCGGAAGCTGGATCTCGCCCAAGGCGGCGGCGATGCGGCTGCCCACCGATCCGTAGGCCGCGCCCATACGCTCGGCGCTTTCCTTCGCCCGGCGTTCCATCTGCGCCGCAGCCTTCTGGTGAATGCTGGTCGCGCGGGCAAAGTCGCGCTGGAACTGGCGCGTCTGCGCCTCCAGCTTGACGATAAGCCCCATCATATCGGCCTCGGCCATACTCATTACCTCTTACAACAGCACCAGCCCCAGAACGTCCGGGTCTGAATAGCGGGATTTCTTGTGATGGGCGGTCACGGCGCGGGATACCGCCATGGCCGATGCCACCGCCGCGTCAATGCGCCCGGTGGAGCGTTGCTTGTGCATCCGCACCAGCCCGCTTTGTGGATTGGTGGACACGGCCACATTATCGAAATGCAGCCGCAGCAGCGGGTCGGCGTCATGGCGGATCATCTCACCATGAACCGTGCGGATCAGGTTCCCGGTCGCCTCTGACATGATGACGGCGCTTTGCGGATGGGTGAACACCGGCAGGCCATCATCCGACAGGTTCTGTGACAGCACCCGCGCCAAGGCCGGGTCCACTGCGATTTCCTGCACGTCATAGCGGGCGCAAAGGTCGCGCACATGGTCTTCAACCTGCTTCTGGTCGATCACCCCGCCGGGGCAAAGCTGGATCACGCCATCATCGGCCCATTGCCGGTAAGGCGCGCGGTCCCGATGCGCCCGGCCTGCCAGATCGGCCTCGGGCACGAAACAGGTGTTCCGAAGCGTCACCTGCCCATCGGCATGGCGAAAGGCGATGGCAACAGCCGTCAGGTCGCCCGATTGCGACATGTCCACCCCGATATAGGCGGGAAGCTGGTCAAGGTCGGCGTCGTCATCTGCGAAGGCGCGGGCGTCATAGGTGGCAAGGTCGAACAGCGGGCTGCGGCTGTTCGCCTGCCAGATGTTCAGGTTGAACTGTTTGAAGCTGGCCAGTTCCGCCGGGTTGCCCTCGGCCTCTTTCGCAAGCGCCCGCAGCCCTGACAGCGACGGAAAGCCATGAACAAGGCCGGGGTTCACCTTGCGCCATACGTCTTCGTCCTGCCAATCCTCTTCCGGTTCGGCCATGAACAGCACCGGCAGGAACTCGGGGTTCACGATCTCGCCCTTCGCCACCTGCACCGCATAGGCGAACTGATCGGCGGCCAGCCCCTCGGCCCCGCGCCCCGCCGTGGTGGCGATCACCATCAGCGTGTCATCGGTCTTGGCCTGCCCGCTCTTGATCGCCTCCCACAGGTCGCGGCCCCGCCATGCGTGAATCTCGTCAATCAAGGTGAAGGAAGGCGTCAGGCCATGTGCGGCCCCGCCGTCCGATGCCAGCGCGGTCAGGGTGCTGCCGTTCTTGCCGAAGGTGATCTGTTTCTTGGAATTGAAGGCGTCACGGATCGTCACCGCCCGCAGCAGGCGGCGGTCTTCGCGGATGATGTTCGCCGCTTCCTTGAAGCCGATAGACGCCTGTTCACGGTCGCAGGCCGCAAACAGCACCTGCCCGGCGGCGCGCGATTCCGGCCCGAACAGGTGCAGCAGCGCCAGCGCGGCGGCAAGGCTGGTCTTGCGGTTCCCGCGTGGCAGCAAGAGCATTACGGTTTTGACGATCCGGCTGCCATCGGGGTTCCTCGGGCCATAGATGCGCCGCACAATCCGTTCCTGCCAGTCGTAAAGCTGGAAGGTCCGCCCCGGCGCGGTGCTGTTCGGATGTTTGAGCCGCCGCAGGAAGGTCACGGCCCGTTCGCCATGCCCGAGCGGGTCAGCGATGGGCGATCCGTCATTGATCCATGCCGGGAAGGTGCTGGCACCAGAACTCGAGCGAATCATGTTGACGCCACATTACTATTCATTGTATTCATGAATACGTTGAAGTAACTGATTACGATAGTGATCAAGACCAAGGAGATGACATTATGGCGCGACTGGTAACCAACAGACAAGAAGCTGTTGATATGATTCACAAGTTTCAGAATGAAGCGCGATCCATTGAAGATCGGCTTTCCCATGTGCGGGCATGGTATGCTTGCAAAGACCACTCTGGTAAGTGGCTGTTTGGAGCATCTAAATTCATTGGCTACCACGAAATGGATGCCGCGACATTTCTTGATCCCGACAACGGCTTGGACGGACGGAAAACCGAGAAACAGCTTCAAGAATGGTTCGATGAAGTGCCGACGACATCGGCACTCTCGGGGACACTTCACGAAAAACTCGCCAGCTATCTCGACACTTTCGGTAAGGTTCCGAGCCGGGTTGCGAGGATAAACGTTCTCCGCGAACCGCAGGCCTCCGATACCAACGCCGATCTGCACCAAAAACTTGTGGATATGATATTGCTTGTCGCCAGAACGCTTCCTGACGATCAGCGGCGCCACCTTAAGCAGCGGATGGCCTCGATCTAGTTCACGCATAATGGGCTCCCGTCGTCATCCTCAGTTTCGGGCGCGGTTCCCAGCCGCGCCCGGCTGACAGGATCAAGCCCGAGGCTGGCGGCGATCTGGCGCGCGGTCTGCGCGGCCCGGTTCTGCACCCCGAACAGCTTCACATCCACCGCCCCGCCCGCAAGCTGGCGTTCGGTCTCGATCTGGCGCACCAGCCCGGCCATGCAGCAATAGGTCTCCACCTGCGCCAGATCGGCAGCACAGATCACCCGCCGGGCCACCAGCACCGGCAGAACCCGTTTCCATTCCGCCCGCGCATAGACACCGAAGTAAGAAGGCGCCTTCGGCACCCGCGCCAAGGGTTCCTGATCGGCGGCGATCTTGGGCTTCACCCCGCGAAGGTGCTTGCTCATGCCGCCACCACCCGCAGTTCCAAGCCCTTGCGGCGCCCGATCTCGGCAATGGCGACGATGTTCCAGACCTTGCCGCCATGCAGCACCCGATCAGCGACGGACACGCCCGGCAGCCAGCGCAGCAGGAACACGGCATTGTTCGTGACGCCTTCACCGTAGGTTGTCAGGAACTCTGACACGCCCGCTTGGCGCAGATCGGCCCTGCCGCTGGCATAGGTCGCCCATGTCTGCACCGGCACCCGCCCCGGCCCGAGGGTTTCCGTCTGCCGTTGCAGGTCGATCCGGTGTTGCAGCTTTCCGCTTTGCATCACGCCGCCCTCCACCGCAGAACGGCAGTCAGGGCGATCACGCCTTGCGTATGTGCCCGCGCCGGGTCGGGGTCGCGCATCCATACCAGTTCAGGCCGCGCCCAAGCGTCGATTGCGAAGCCCTCGGCCTCGGGCGCATCCATCATGGCCCGCATCACCGCACCGGCCACCGCCTGCGCCTGCGCGCCATCCTCCAAAGCCCAGACATGCAGCAGCAGCCGCACCTCGGCCATGATCTGCCCGCCCGCCGCATGGCCCAGGAACCGCACCCGCGCAGGCGCCAGCACGATGGCAGGCATCTGGTCAGGCCGGATCATCCCGGCACGGATGTTCAGCGGGTTCACCCGCGCGGTAATGTCAGGATCAGCCGCCAGCCGATCCCCGATCAGCGCTTGCAGCGCAAAGCCCGGTTCGATCATTTGGCGGCCTTTCGCACTTCGGCACGGATCACCCGGCGAAGCCGCGCCTTCACGCGGTTCATGTTCAGCCGCCACGCGGGCAGCAGGAAGGGTTCCGCCGCCATGGTGCCGGTGCTGGTGCCGTCTTGGTGCTGGCGGGCGTCGGTGCCGAACTCCACCAGATGACCATGCCGGGCGCCGGGTTCGCCTGCGGTGACGAAGGCCTCCCCATCCCCTGCCGTGCGGCGGCCACCATCGGACGCATAGGCCGGGGTTGTCTCGCCCGGTGCGGTCGCGTCGATAGAGGCGATCAGGGCGCCGGTGCTGCGGGAAGTTTCGGCCAAGGCGCTGGCGTCGGCGGCGATCTCTTGCGCCGATCTGGCAAGCGCCGGGTTCAGCGCTTCCAGCACCGCTTGCGGCATCGCTTGCAGGCGCCGGGTCAGCGCCTCAGTTCCCTGAACATAGCGGGCCATCAGGCAGCCTCGGGTTCGGGCTGATAGCCGGTGACGCGGGTCTTGAGGGGCGACAGCAGATCATGCACCCCGAACGGAAGCTGGTAAGCGCTGGCAAAGGTGACGGCTTCGCGCGCTTCATACTGGTGGGCCACCATCAGAAGCGCCGACTGCGCCATCAGCGCGTTCCCTGCGTCAAAGGGCAGGCCGGTATAGGCCTGCACCCATGCTTCGGCCACATTGGCGTAATGGATCAGCAGATCGGCATCGCGGTCGTCGTCAAGGTTCAGATGCGCCCGGACAAGGGCGAGGGAAAGCGGCATAGGGGTTACTCACAACAAGCACTCATCACTTGTTATGATATAACACGCCGGATTCATCAGGAAAAGTTATATTCGGGCCTGTCTTGCGCGCAGGACCACACGCCGGTTCCCTGAGAGGGGGTAAGGTTGAAGGGTGCCCCCGGCTAGGTATACTGTTCGTATCCATATGCGTAACAGTGGGTTATACAGCTTATGCAAAGCGAGGATAAACACCAATGAAATTCACGGCTTCCCAGATGACACTATGGCTCCTATTTTTCATCCTAGCGCCATCCATTTCTTTAGCGCAGTCGCAACCGCTCAGCGGAACAATGATTGGTAGTTCTGATGGCGATATCATGTCATTTGAGTGCGAACTAGAGTATGAAAATCGGATTAATTGTGAGTTTGTTCAGATTTTAATAAGTAAAGACAAGCCGCTAGGACAATGGGATAAGGTTAAGAGTGATTTCGTAGCGGCATGGCCAAAAGAGAATTCAAGCGAGATTAAAGAAGTGCAGGCCATGGCGTGTGAAATGGCTAAGAATCTAGAACTTGCGCTGGGCAGCGACATCAATCCTGCCATTGATGAACAGTTGCGCATCTTCGTAAGTGACGACAGGGTGAGAGCCGCAAACCTTGCTGAAAGCAGTCGAAAAAGCTGCGCGAATCCAACAAAGGAAAACTTTGAACCGATTATTTATGACGGCTACTTACGGGGAACTCAAACGTGCAGGCCCATGGTTAACAAGTATAATCAAGAATTTGTTAAGATTTCAGATGACGTTTGGACTGTAGAATCTTCTCCCTCTGGGTCTTGTGGCGCAGTGAACACAAGTAGGTTTGTGCGTGATCCAAAAGCTAGAATTTTTTGGAATTATACTGCATCTAAAGTCATCACCAACAAATCTGGCGAGGCATTACCGGGCATCGAGTGCGCCCAGCTTGATGAAGGTGAGTATCACTATGTCTGGGATGCCCCTCCAAAAAAGATGGACTGCATTTTCTTTGACTGAAATAGCTGCCCCTTTTAAACAATCGACAATTCGCATCCTCGCCGGTAACTCACCCCACCTTCGGTGCCCTCGCCACCTGCACCCGCATCCTGTCCACCAGCGCGTCCATGTCCACACCGGCGAACATGCAGACCATGGCGAGGTCTTTGCTCGGCGTGGTCAGGTAGCGGCGGGCGTCAAGGGCTTCGGACACGGCGTTCTCGCCCAGTGGCTTGCGCGGCGGTTGCAGCCGGGCATCGGTGATGGCGCGCATCAGCACATCTTGCCAAAGGCTCTGTTCCGGGCTGGCGGTCATGCTGCCGCCCGTTCCGCGCGTTGCTTGACGCTGTTATGGCAGTGCCCGCACAGGGCCTGCCAGTTGTTCCAGTTCCAGAACAGCGCGGTGTCGCCCCGGTGCGGGGTGATGTGATCCACCACCACCGCCGCAGCGCCGCACAGGGCGCAGGTCGGGTGCAGGTGCAGGAAGGCGGCACGGGCCTTTTCCCAGTGGCGCGTATAGCCACGCTGGCGGCTGTTCGGGCGGGTGGCGTCATGGCGACGGCCACGGGCGCGGGTGCTGGTGATCTGACAGGCGCAGGGGCGGCTTGCGGGCACGATCTTGCCACAGGAACACAGGCGGGGCGGGTTCGGCATGTCACACCCCGAGGCGGGCTTGCAGCGCCTCGAAAGCGGCAAGGTCAAAATCAGGGTCCAGACCGGCGGCGATATTGGCTTGCCGCTGTTCGGCCTTGTCGGCGCGGGTCTCGGGCGTGATCCCGGCAAGGCGCAACTCGCGGTCGGATTGCGCGTCCAATGCGGCGGCGATCTCGGCCAGACTGGCGTTCCAGACTTCGGACGGGGGCCAGTGCAGCCAGCTTGTCGCAAGGCTGAACAGATCGGTGAGGAACTGGCGCAGCGGAATACGCGGGCCGGTGCTGGCGCTGGCCTCGCCCTGCGCGGTATCCAGAACCACCGACAGCAGGGCGAGGCAGGCCGCTTGTGCAGGACCAAGAAACTGCACCAGCGGAAGATGGGCGGCATGGGTCAGCAGGCTTTCAGCATCGGCCTTGTCGGTGGCCGCGGCGCGGATCACCGCGTGAAGCGCGGTCAGGGTCTGCCGGGCGACACCATCCCAAAGGGAGGCGATACCGCCCGGCAGGGCTTCAAGCGCCACAGCCGCCCGCAGACTGGCCCGCAGCGTCACGGCATGGGCACCGCAGCGCAGGGGGATTTCAGCGGCGGGCTGTAGCGCGACAGACATGGATCAGGCGACCATCTTCAGCTTGCGGAACACATCCGCCCGCACCACCCCGGCCCCGACGCGGCGGCGGGCGTGGAAGCGGGCAAGGCCGCTGGTGCGCTGCGTCAGCAGGTCGGGCAAAATGTCCAGCGCCACGCGGTCATAGATGCGATACCCGGCCTTGAAGTCACCGAAGATGATCGGCGTTGCACCGCTGGCGATGTTCGGCATGTCCAGCGCTTCCACCACCGGGCGGCCCAGAATGGTTTCAGGCTGGCCTGCCTGATAGGACGGCTGCCACAGATAGTTGCCGTTGCCGTCTTTCAGAGTGCGGATCACGGCAAGCGTGGTGCCGTTCATCACCCATGCACCCCGGTTGCGATAGGTCGCAGGCATCGCATAAAGCAGCCGCACCAGCGCATCCGCCGAAAGCGTGGTGGCGTGGCCGTTGTTCGTCTCGGCGATACCGGCAGCGACCATGAAGCCCTGCGGTGCCTCGGCGGTGCTGCCGTTCACGAAGGCGGCGGCTTCCTTGGCGCCGAAGTCTTCGGCCAGTGCCAGCCGCACCTCGGCTTCGGCATTGCCCGAATCTTCCAGCATCCGCAGCGACAGGTCCACAAAGGTTGCCAGTTCCTTCACATCCACCTGCATCTGACCGAAGGTCGGTTCAGAGGCGGTGCGGGTGGCCGTCTCGCCCACCCACAGGGCGTTGGTGATGCCAGTTCGCTTCGGCAGCAAAACGGTATGGCTGGCGGTCGTGCGCACATCGGCAATGCTGCGGATGGGCGAGAACTCCACCAGATTGCGGATGAACTCGCCCGAGGTTTCTTCCGGGGCCAGCACATAGGCCGGTGCGTCGGCGGCGACAGTCAGCGCCTTCTGGTCGATCTGGCCCGTTTGCAGGAAGCTGACAAAGGCCTTCTTGTCGGGTTCGCCCTGCACAATGGCGGGGGCACCCAGCCGGTTGCCTTTGGCTTCCAGCTTGTCCAGACGCTGCGCAACAGCCTCCAAGGCCTTCATGTCGATCTGCGGCGCATTGGCCGGGGTTTGGTTTTCTTCGTTTTCCATGGTCTCACTCGTTACGGATTTGACAGAGGTAATCTGCGCGCCCGGATGGGCCGGGACGGCAACAATGCTGATTTCATGCAAGGCAAGGGCGCTGATCGTGCGGCCCTGCGGGTGACGCTTCGCCTGTTTGGTGACAAAGCCGATAGACAGGCCCGACACCGCGCCCGCCTTCACCATGGCGCGGACTTCGCGGGCGCGTTCCACGTCGTCCACCAGAAGACGGCCCTTCACGGTCAGGCCTTCGGGGGTTTCCGCGATCTGATCCCAGATCCCGATCACCTGCGCCTGATCGTGGGCAAACAGCATGGGCAATGTGTCCGGGCCGGTGAAGGCGCCTTTCTCGATCACATCGCCCACGCGGTCGGGGGTGCCGAAGGGCCACGCAAGGCCGGTGATCTCGCCCGCATCCGATACCGACAGCGCGGCCTTCAGTTCCAGCCGATCGGTCATGCCGTCACCTGTTCCGCCTTGCCGTTCCACCGGGCAGACATGATTTCCCATGCCAGCCCCAGAACTTCGGCCAGCGGGCGGTTCACGGCGTAGGTATCGCACAGGCGCTTGGCCTGTTCCGGGGCCATGCCGCCGCCGATCAGGCCAAGGCGGATGATCTCGCGCAGGTATTCGGCGGGATAGCCCAGGGCGAGCATCTGGAAGAACAGCGCCCCGGCGCCAAGGCCGGTGATCTTTTCCAGTTCCATAAGCATGGGGTCTGTCAGGGTGAAGGCATGTTCCCCGTCGCCGAAGAAGGCGCGATGGGTGATAAGGTCAGTCATCTTGGGGTTCCTTGATCGGCGCAGGCGCAGCACCAGTTGTCGTGAAGGGGTTTTCCAGCACATCGCCACCGGGCAGCGGCGGCAGGTTCAGGCCTGCGCGCACCTCGTTTGCCGCCATGGCGCCCATGGCCCGGTATTGGCTGTAGGCGGTGGCACGGGCGGCGAACTCCACCGACAGCAGATCATCGGGCGTGGCCTCGATATAGAACCGGGCGCGGTCGGCGGGCGGCAGCAGGACGCGCGTATAGGCCGCCTGCCACCGGGCAATCCAAGGCCGCAGGGTGCCGGTCAGGAAGTCGCGGTGCGATTGTTCGAAGTTCGACCATGTGCCGCGCGACAATTCGTAAAGCAGCGCAGGCGGCACGTTGAAGGCGCGGGCGATCTCGCGCACCTGTTCGCGGCGCACTTCGGAGAACTCGGCATCCGCCAGCTTCGCCGCGATTTCTTGGAAGGTCATGCCTTCGTCAAGGATCGCGGTTGAACCGGCCTGTTCGCCGCCATGCGACTTGAACCAGCTTGTCGCCAGTTTCTTCAGGGCTTCGGCGTCCAGCTTGTTCGGGTGCAGGATCACCCCCGAGGGGCGGCCACCGTTCTTGAAGAACCCGGCAAGGTGCTGTTCAGCGGCCAGCGCCAGCCCGATAGCCTCGCGGGCCAGCGTGATCGGCGACACCCCGCGCAGGCTCTGGATATGCAGCACATCGCCAAAGGGCAGAACCACCGTGCCGCCGCCCGTCAGCCGCACCCGGTAAGAGGGTTCGCCGAAGCCGTCATGTTCCACCGTCACGGCGCCGGGGTCCATCCGGTGCAGTTCCAGCGGCCTGCCTGCGTCATTGCGGATCACCTGCGCAAAACCGTGGCCGGTCAGCAGCGCGTCGGCAGTCAGCAGTTCGCGCAGGTCTTCGGCGCTGGTCCAGTCGTTTGCCCAGTCATGCACCAGCGCATAAGACGGGTGATCCTTCGCAGCGGCCTTGTCGGCGCTGTAGGTCTTGAACGGCAGCGTGGCGACAGATTCCGCGATCAGCGACACCGCCCGGCGCACGGCAGGCACCCGCAGGGCACTGGCGGCGGTGACACTGGCGCCCGAGGTGGCGGGCAGAACCCCGAACAGCGCCAGCGCTTCGGGGTCGGTCAGGCGGATAGACTTCTGTTCAGAAGCGCCCCGCCCGACAACGCGGGCGAGGCTGGACATGATACCCATGGGGAACTCGTTAACTGCACTACGGTATCATAATACCACAGCGCAGAATCCGCCCGCAAGGGTTTTGTTATAGTATCACGCCGCCAGATGATCCAAGTTCAGGCCGGGGTAGGCAATCGCGTTCACCAGTTCCACCCGCTGTTCCAGCATCCCTTGCGGCATGATCCCATATTTCCCGGTTGTCGTCGGCTCTGCATGTCCAAGGATGAAGCCG